CCTACACGCTGGCGCAGCAGATCACCGACTTCGGCATGGCCGGACTCACGGTGGTCACGTTCGGCGTGCAGCAGATCTCCGCTGTGACGGGGCCTGGCAACATGGCGAAGGTGACGATTGCGCTGGCGCCGAATGCCTCGCTCGTTACCTACACGAAGTCTCTCTCCGCTTCTGCCGGAGCGAGCGCCGTGCTCGGATCGAGCTTCGTACACGCGGTAGCGCTGTCGGCGTCTGTATCGACAAGCGCCTCGCTTACTACGGGCTTGGGCACGGGATCACTTGCCCTGCTGCACCTGGACGGCACCAATGGCAGCACGACCTTTACCGACGTGTACGGCAACACGTGGACCGGCCACAACGGGGCGGCGCTATCGACCACTCAATCGAAGTTCGGAACGGCGTCACTTTCAACAACGAACAATCACAACATCTCGACGCCCGACGACCCGAAGTGGGCCTTTACGGGTGATTTCACGGTCGAATTTTTCCTCTATCTCAACTCGCTGCCAGGAACGTTTTCGGCAATGGTGTCCAAAGGCGCCCTCAGCGCGAATTGGATACTGATCCAGATGAACACGACAAACGGAATGGAATTCCTGTACTCAACCTCCGGCGGGACATGGGGCTTCAATGTCAACTATGCAACACCCCTGTCTACCGGAGCTTGGCACCATATCGCTCTTGTACGCAGTTCTGGTGTCGGAACCGCCTACGTGGACGGTACGTCGGTCGGCAGCGCCACGCTTGCTGGAACACTCTCAGTGGCAGGGGCTACGCCGGTTTCAATCGGTGGAGATGCGGCGGCTGCGAGCCAATCGCTCGATGGCTACATCGACGAGATAAGAATCAGCAACGTGGCCCGCTACACGTCCAACTTTACGCCGCCATCGGCGCCGTTCACGTTCTGATGCGAAAGGGCAAACCATGAATCTTCTACTGGCCGGCAGCGCCCCCTCAAACTCGCTGGCGCTGCTGCATTTGGACGGCGCGAACGGATCGACGACATTTACGGACGTGGCCGGCAACACCTGGAGCCCCGTCAACGGCGCGGTGATCTCTACCGCTAATCCTCAGTTCGGAACCGGATCTTTGGCAACCTCGACCAACAAGCACATCACGACGCCGGAGGATCCGAAATGGAGCTTCGCGGGCGACTTCACGGTTGAGCTTGCGCTGTATCTGAACACGAACCCGACGGGAGGCTTTAATTCTTTTATTTCCAAGGGGGCGCTATCGGCGCACTGGGTCTTGTTCCAAATCAACACAACGGGTGGAGTTGAGTTCTTGTATTCGGTATCCGGCGGCACCTGGGGGTTCAATGTGAATTATGCGACGGCGCTCACGACCGGCGCATGGCACCACCTTGCCTTGGTGCGCAGTTCAGGCGTCGGGACAGCCTACGTGGATGGCACATCAGTCGGCAGCGCCGCGGTATCCGGGACGCTCTCCACAGATACCAGTAGTGCGCTTGCGATCGGCGGAGATGCGGCCGGCAACGGGAGTTCCCTGGACGGCTACATCGACGAGATCCGCATCAGCAACATCGCCCGGTATACGAGCAACTTCACGCCGCCCAGCGGCCCGTACGCATCATAGGAACCGATCATGGCAGACGGACCCACCACAAATCTTGATACGATTCAAACCGCGCAGGCGCAAAAAGAGGTCACGGCGAACGCGGCGGACGACGCCGAGTCCCCGGCGAGCTTCGGCGGCCGGCGCGCTAGCACCACGTCGGGCCTGACCTGGGGCTACTACGGCGGCCCGTACCGCGACGGCAGCAACGTGCTACAGCGTCTCGCCAACGGCACCAAGGCACTCACGCCCAGCGCGACCAATTATCTTGAGTTCGACAAGACGGCCGGCACGGTGAGCGTCAACACCAGCGCGTACACCTCGGGACGCATGCCGATGGCGCGCATCACTACAGGATCATCGACGGTCACAAGCTGGCTCGATGACCGCTGCATCGCCTTCCAGACCACGCCATAGGGACGGACCGCATGGAAGCCATCGGGCAGGTCAAGTCAATCAAGCTATCGGCGCGGATCATTCGAGCGGACGGCAGCGTCGAAGAGTTGGGAATCATCGCGCAGTCCGATCCGCTCGCCACGCAGGCCGAGCTGGTCGTGGAATCGATAACCGAAGGGGCCGAGCATGGCGACCGTAGTCACCCGTAAAGGCAAAGAGATCATAGCGGCCCGACTGATCGGCGCGACGCCGACGCAGGTCGAGCCGAAGGTATCCGCCTGGGGCCTGAACCCTGCCGGCCTCACCGCCGCCGCAACGGACGTGGCGATGTTCGACGAATCAGCAGAGGCGCGCGTGAGCGGCACCTCCTCGCAGACCACCACGACCAACGCCAACGACACGTACCAGCTCGTGGCCCTGATGACATCCACTGCCGCGCGCACGATCACCGAGTTCGGCGCCTTCGATTCCACGACGCAGCCGAACGTTGGCGCTGTCGCTGCGGGCGGCGTGGTGGGCAGCAATTCGAATACGACGCTGAACACGGCTGCGGCCTTCTCGCCGGGGAATAACAATTACGTGCAGATCCGCACCGAGGTCATGAAGGTCACGGCCGGCAGCGGCACGACAGCGCTCACGGTGACGCGCGCGCAGAACGGATCGAGCGCGATCAGCACGATCGCTGTTGCCGACGTGGTCACGCCTGGCAACCCGCCAGGGCAGACCGGGATCTCTGGCGGCGATATGTTCGTCCATGCCGACTTCGCCGGGATCGTTCTGAACAGCGGCGACTCGATTCAGTTCACGCTATCGGTGCAGGTCACCTGACAGCGCGGCCTTTTTCCCGCGATTGGCATTAGCGCGAATCGGGTTACTGTGCGCGCTGCGGCGTCACAGGAGCTAAGGCGATGGCCGATTCCACACCGGCGGCCGAGGCCCTGACCGCCGCGACCACGAGCCCAGCGCTGCTGCAGCTAGCGGCTACAGTCGAAGCGCTGGCCGTGCAGTGGTTCCAGCCGCTGAACGTTGTGCTGGTCGTTGGCATCGTGATGATCGCCCGCTTCCTGCACAAGGCGAACCAGAGGGACGATTTCAGCCTGGTCGATTCATTGCGCGGGCCGGACGGCAAATGCTCGATGAAGCTGATCGGGTATCTGATTGCGATCCTCGGCGGCACTTACGCTCTCATGGACGCTGCCGCGAGCTGGCTGCAACAGCCGATGCCATTCGTGTACCTGTTCGCGGCTTACATGGGATTGCTGGTGGCCCCTAAGATCGTCGCCGAGTTGATCCAGGCGAAGTACCGCGGCACCGGCAAGGAAGAAGACCGCAGGAAAGACGATGAACACCGACCATAACGACGGCCTGACGATCGCGCAACTCGTGCGTGTGGCTGCCGCTCAGTTCGTGCGCGAGGCGCGGCGCGGGGCCGATCCGATGGGCTTCCGCTTCGACCTATACCGTCAGGTGGAAGTGCCGGACCGGGCGCTCACGGTGCTCAAGCGCGCGCACCTGGTCGCGGTACGAGTGAAGGTGACGTGCGAGTCGATGGTGTTCGAGGGAGCAGCAGCCAGCAGCGCGGTCATCCCGCCGGCTTCTTTGCCGTCACGGTGATGCGCTGGGTGCGCTCGGCATAGCGCTGCTGCCAGCCTGCGACTTGGCCGGCGAGTTTGCGATTCGCTTCTGCAAGTCGCTGATTTTCCCGTTGAGCTTCTTCAAGTAGTCCGGCACCTTCGCCGACTGTGTCGAGGAGGGCTCCGACGGCGTCGGCGATTCTAGCAGCTCGGGCGATGCAGGCGTCTCCACTTCGGCGGCTGTCGGCGAGCATGGCTTCGAGGTCGTTGCGCATCCCGACGTTCCGAGAAGTAAAAGCAGCCATATGAGCGTCTCGTTGGCGAAGCGCAGCGGCATGGTGATCCCTTTCGTCTTCGATGATTGCGTTCAGGTGCGCCTCGCGCGCCGCACTGTGGGTGCGCTCCAGATCGAGCGAGGCAGCCCACGCGGCACGCGCCTGTCGTGCCAGATCCTGATCGACGTACGCCTTGACCTCCAGGCCGGCGCCGAACGACAGCATCGCAGCGCACAGGCCGTAGATCAGCGCGGCGTTGCGCGTGCGACGCCTGGCTGCATACAGTTCTTCGTTCGGAGTCATCGACGGCGCCCTTCCGTCTCCAAAATCGACATTCTGCGACCCAGTTCCGAGATTCGATCGTCTCGCAGCGCAAAGTCCCGCGAGGCATCGCCCTGCTTGTACATTTCGGCCCGTACTTCCTTGATCTGCTCGGCGATGATCGGGATCGGTGCCAGGCGGCTATCGATCCAAAGGACGGCCCCGCCGTACAGCAGCAGCAGCCCGGCCGCGGTCGGCAGCTTCAGGCCGAGGTCCTCGATCGACCAGCCGCCCGTCCGGCGCGGCGTCGTCTCGCCCGTGTCCATATCGATCGCCCGCAATCGCTCACCCATGCCGAAATCCTCGCCTTTTCCAGCCCGTTTGAAGGCTTTAGCAATGCCGCGAACACGGTACAGTCCGCAGCATGGATTGGGACGCCATTTACGCCTCGAGCCTGCCGGCCTGGCAGCCGGCGAAGCGCGCGCCGCACCGGGAAGGGATCTACCGGGTGCTGATTGCCGCCCGCGATTACCCGAGCGGCGCGGTCACGTCCACGGCAGAGCGGTTCGCCCGCTGGAATGGGGCGTACTGGTGCTGCTGGGGCCTGACCCCGGACCGCGCGGCCCTGGCCTACTTTCCGGGTCCCGTCGAGGGCTACCCGTGGCGCCACCTTGAACCTGCTGACCTCACCCTGAAGGAGCCATCGTGCTGAAACGCATCGCTTTGTTCGCTATCGCACTTACAGCCTGCGCCACCGTTTTTGCCCAGAGTTGCGGCCTGATTCCGTGCATCTGGGTGCCGACGTTCTCGGTCGGGCCCACGGGTGCGCAGTTCTCGGTGCCGTGCTCGCCCGCGCCGGGCACGCCGATCAATGACGGGCAGGGCGTGTTTTCTGCCACCGGCGCATCCACGCTCGTGCAGATCAACAGCGTCGATCAGCTGATGGGCACGTCGTACCTGACAGATCAGAACGGCACGAAGTACCAAGGCTTCGCCTGCGCGCGCAATTCCCGCACGGGCGTCTATGGCTGCCACCTGACCGTCGCCACGCACCCCAGCATGCTCTATGCCGTCGTGGTCCAAGGCACGGCGACCTGTAACCCGGCCGGTAGCAACAAGTACTGGGTGGGCGCACAATAGGGTCATGATCCAGCCCGACGACGAGGCCCTGAAGGCGCGGCTGACCCTGGCGGAGGGCCGCGTCGAGTACGCCTACGAGGACAGCCTCGGGTTCCTGACGATCGGCATCGGCCACCTGATCGACCGGCGCAAGGGCGGCGGCCTGCCTGGCCCGATCATCGACGCCCTATACGCCTACGACGTGGCCGCCAAGTTCGGCGAGCTCGACGCGGCGTTCCCCTGGTGGCAGCAGTTGGACGACGCCCGGCAGCGCGTGATGGCCGAGCTCGTCTTCAACATGGGCGCGCACGGGCTGTCCCAGTTCACGAAATTCCTTGCTGCAATGCAATCTGGCGACTGGGCCACGGCCGGCGCAGAGCTTAAGGACTCGCGCGCCTACCAGCAGGAGCCGCATCGGTTCGATGCCCTGATCGCGGCCATAGAGGCGCCTGACGCGCCCGCCGTGGCCTGATGAGCCTCCTATCGCTGATCCCGACGCCTGTGCTCGCTGGGGGCGCCGTGGTGGCCGCTGTGGCCGCTTTTGCGGGCGGGGCGAAGGTGGAGGCCTGGCGCGATACCGGCGCCTTGGACACCGAGAAGGCCGCCCACGCACGCGACGTGAAGGCCCTGCAGGACGAGTGGCAGGCAAAACTGAACGCCGGCCAGGCGCTCCTGACTCAGGCCATCAAGGAGCGCGACGCCGAGCGCCAGGCCAACGCCACCGCACGGGAGGACGCCGCCAATGCCTACACGAAACAGATCGCATCCCTTAAGGCTGCTGCTGGCGCTGCTGATGCTCGCGCTCAGCGGGTGCGCGACGAGCTCACCGCCGCCATCGCTGCCGCCGGGACCGCTGGCGGTAACGGTGCCGTGCCTCAAACCGGACCCGGCCCCGCTGCCTGCAGTGGAAGCGGCGCGGCAACCTGTGCAGTTCTCAGCCGAGCTATCGACCTTGCTCGACGATGCACAGAAGCTGTTGGACAGCAACACGCCGCCGTCGTCGAAGCCGTAGCGGCTTGGCCGCGCTGACAGAATCCGGAGCAACGGATCGGGGCGCCGAGGCGCAAAGCGCAGACGCCGCAGCACCATCCCTGCGGCCCGTCCAGGGGTAGCGTCCTGGCGTCGTCCCGATCTGCCGTAATCTCCTGAAAAAAGACCGCCCCGAAAGGCGGCCAAGAGAGCGGAGCAGCTCTCAGGAGAATCATTCAATGAGCCGATAGAGCGGACGCAGTATAAGTCTGAGAGCCGGCCGGTGCGTTCAGATACGCGACAGCGGTACCTGTTGTCGTCGTCATCGGCCATATCGCTGCAAGATTTGAGCCACCGGTAGTGACCTGCGCATGGTGTTTGAATTGCTCTTGCAAATCAGGCGGAGCCTTCACTTCTTTCCTTGCCGCTTGCTCCGGACGCGGCATCAGGCAAAAGGGCGCACAAGCACGTCCATGCGTGTGCGATCCGTGCCATCTTTCACGCCGCCGTCCATGACCGCAGCAATCGCGGCTGATTGTTGATCGCGGGCGATGACTGGCTTCGGCCCAAAGACCAGCGTTTCCACGCCAGTCCCTTCGTCGATTTCCTTCTTCGTAGGACGCTGAATGTGAATGATCGCAACTTCGAATAATGGCATCGTCAACTCCTGATTGACTCAAAGAAACGGTTGAGTCTTCCGCAGATTTTACTGCCCCAGCAGCCAGTCCACGATCCACTCGCACGACCAAGCGACGAGCCGGTGCAGCAGCCGGATCGTCGCGAGAATCGGCGCCAGCACGATGAGCGCGACGATGCCAAGCGGCGCGAGCACCCACCAAAGCGGCGAGCGACGCGGCGCTTCTATCGGATGAGCCAAGTTCGCTCCAGTGCCGCCGCGAGGGCGACCGGCAGATACAGCAGGGTGAGCATGAGGGCGGCCCAGAACCAACGCCGGAGGATCACGGGTATTCCAGCTTCAGCTTTCGCAGCGGAGCGACGTGGCTCAGGTGATAGCAACCAGCTACGCCCTCGACCCAGACGGCAGCGGAGTGGCCAGAAAGCACCTGAGCAGGAGAGCGCGTGCGCGTGATGAGAACTTCGCCGCTATCGCGTATCAGCCTGACGGGCTCGCCGACTGCGTTGTCCAGATTCCAAGCGTTGCAGATCGCCTGCAACTTAGCCAGATTTGGCTTTCGCATCACAGCGTCCTTGCCAGCCGCGCGAGGTCCGAGAGCAGGCGTTCGAGGTCGCTCACGCGCTGATCCTGTTCGCCATCACGGCGCGCTCTACGGTCGTCAAATCCCAGGCTGCTACCACCAGCCAGGCGTCGGCGCCGAAGCGACGCAGCAGGTACGGGTCGATCGGGTACTCGCGCCAGTCTGCTTCGAAGAGGATGTGGTAGTTCTGCAGGCCACGCCGTGGTCGCAGGTGGACCGGGATCAACGGCACGTCCGAGCGGACACGCGCGTAATCCTTACCGGGCGGAACGTCCGTAACCGTCAGCACGCGCGACCGGGAGCGGATCGGATAGCCGGGGGTGAATTCCCACTCCGTTTTATTCGGCGCTAGCCTGACGCCGATCTGCTTCTCGTCGGCGCGCGCGATCGCCAGACGCGGATAGCCTTCTTCGGTCACGCCGGCGGAACGAATCGATTCGAGCGCGCGGATCACCGTGCGCCCCTGCGCGAGCCGCTTGTACACAGCCGCGATCTCCTGGTCGGCCTTCGTCTGCCCGGCGACGTGCGCCTGGTATTTGCGCCACAGCTCGCGGGCCTTTTCCGGATCCATCTTCAGGCGTTCGACTTTCATAGTCCGAGCTCTTTCTTGCGTGCGTCTTTGACGGCCAGCAGACGAGTGCTCGCTGCTTTGTCCATTGCTCGCCGACAAGCCGCGTAGCAGTCTTTCCAGAGCGCCGCAAGTTGATTGGCGTCGGGCGCTTCCTTGAGCAGAGTTTCCCATTCCTCTGTCCGGACGGCGCCTTGCTTGTCCTGCTCGCCGCGGGCCCACGTCGCGATCGATCTGCCGGCCGATTCGTCGAGTTTCGTTTCCGGCGGGAACATCACGCGGTGCTGCTCCTGCAGCTTGATCCACTTCGGCACGCCTGGGTGGTCCGGCATCAGCAGTGCGGAGGCTGTCAGCTCAAACGGCAGCGACTTCTCGCAGATCGGAATCCATCCGTCCGTGCTCGTGAGGCTCTGCTTCGGAACGATGACCGTCTTGCCGTTCTCCTTTTTCATTTCGACTTTCGGCTCCGCGCGAAAGCACAGGATCACATGGGCGCGCACCTTCAGCAGCCCGTACAGCATCCGCTTGTGCTGCTGCTTGGGCATCGCCCACGACAGCAGCTTGAACGCGTCGGCGCGTTCCTCTTTTCCCTTGGTCAGACGCGCGAACTCGGCTTCTTGCATGTCCATGCAGCCGCCGTCGCCCGCCCACGAATGCGACATCGAATCGACCACGATCACCGGATAGCCGGCTGTGTCGGCCGCTTCGATCGCTTCGAGATAGCGGGCCGGCGAGAAGGGCGGTTCCAGCTCGGCCACGTCGAACGCGAACAGGTCCGCGTAGTGCTTCGACCGCCCGCGCTCGGTATCGATCACCGCAAACGGTGCGCCGTCAGAAATGCCGGATGCCATACGCAGCGCCGAGTAGGTCTTGCCGCTGCCGCTCGGACCGGCTACCCCGATCAGAAGGTTGACATTCGTGCGGATCGCTCGGCCGAAGGAAATGCTCATGATTGAATCCTCGCTTCAAAGTCGGTCAGTGCCCACGCGGGCGGATTCGCCCACGCGATGCGATGCGAGTAGCTGGGCCAGTCGTCAAGCTTCAGGCAGTTCGCCCACAGCGCACTCGCGCGGTTCATCTTGCGTTGCCCGAGTTCCAGGAACGCCGGATCGAGTCCGACCAGGCTGCACGCGAATGGCGCTTCCCGCTCTTGCACAAGGAATACGAAGTCCGTGCGATCGTAGGCAGACGGTTCCATCGCAGCATATGCATCGGTGTAGTGCGCGCCTTGGATGTCGTAGCCGAGGTTCACGATTTGCCTCTGGAAAACGAACGGGTCGGCATTCTCGACGGTCTTGTAATCGAGCAGAAGCGCGCGCTTTTTGGCTTGCAAGTCGAATCGCGCGCGTTTCCAGATGTCGCCACCCTTCCAGATCACCGTGCGCTCGGCATAGAAGTCATCGAGCGTGGCGTGTAGTTCTGATTCGAGTAGCGCTGTCTTCGCAACCTCGACCATGCGATGCACGCCCGCGACGTGTTTCGAGAGCAGCGGCAACTTGCCAAGCGCTCGCACTTCCTCGCGCTTTTCCTTCGCGGCTTTCGTGCGCCAATCATCAAAGACGCACTCGACCATGATGTCAGCGCCTTGCAAAAGCATCGCGTGACTCGCGGAGCCGCGATCGAAGATGCCATCTTCTTCGCTCTGCCAGAATCGATTCAGTCTCGGATGAGCGTGCTTTGCATGAAGCGGCGATTGAGTAACCAGGACTTTCGCGATGCTGGACGAAAGACTCGGCTCAGGCGCAGGATCAGAATGGTAAAGCTCGGCCGACATTTCGTCGAACACGCTCGGGCCGTCGAGGCTGACCATGACTGCGCTCATATCGCCGCCCTCGCGTGCGCGATCTCGTTCGCCGTCTCGTCCAGGATCACCGGCAGCCACGACGTAGCCAGCGCGAGGATTTGCGCCCGCTGCTCGTCGGTCAGTTGGATCTCGATGGAGCGGGCGCCGTTCACCAAGCCGATCGAGCCGGACTTGTAACTGTCGCCATCGAACACGTTGATTGATTTGACTCTCATGGCTCTCCTAATCGATCGGTCCCCGTCTCTCCGGGGTGCCAAGCCGTTCCGTGGTCTACTGGCCCCAGGCTTTCTCGCGCCGCCATTACCGCGTCACCACTCCCGCCGGCATAGTTCAACGGACATCCCGCCGGATGCGCATCATTTAAGTCCGTCCGCAGAATCTCATCCACTCATGCATCACTCTCTCGACCGCCCGCGCCTGCTTGTTCTTGCGCTCGACCGGCTTGGCCTTGCGCGGGGGCTTAAGCTTCCCGGCCCGGAACGCGGCGACCCAGTTCGACAGGCACGTGGCAGGGATGTCGAACGCGAGACAGACGACGCGCTGCTCGTAGCCCTGCTGCACGACCATTTTCGCGGCGCGCAGCTTCAGGTCGAAGGGATGGCACTGGCGGGGCTCGCGGGTCATAAATCTTCTGGACGCTTCGTCGATAACGCGATCGGTTGAAACTTCCGTCCGAACGTGAGTTGTTGAACCCAAAGCGTTCCGGTGCGTTGGATCTCTTCGATCTCTGACGGTGATAAGCGAAAACAGCAAGCAATACGCCCTTCTTCGCCTGAGAAGATACGGACGGCCATCGGCTCATACTCGCCTTGATCGCGCGCCAAGACCGCATTCGATTCGGGAAACTGAACTGGGATCACCGTCTCGCCCCTCCCGCCCGTTGACTACCCCGCAAGCACAACGTCTGCGTCCCATCCGCCCGCACGAACGCGACCTCGCCCGGCTTGCACTGTTCGGCGGAAAGCTTCCTGCCGGGAATCGGCTGGCACTCCATCACGCCGCCACTGCGCAACTCGGCTATCTCAAACGCACCGCATTGATCGGCCTGGAAAGCACGCACCGCCTGCGCATCCGATCGCTCGACCCATGCACCCCAGGCGAACGCGACGGCCAGCATGAACAGCGCGAAGGCCGCGACGCCGAGCCAGCGCTGCTTGCGGTCTTCTTCGTCGACGAGGATCATGGCTGGCACCTCCGCGCGACTTCAACGAGCCACTTGGCGAATTCGATCGGTGTAGATTCGAATTCACGCTTGTTCACGCTAGGCTTGCAATTAGTCTTGTCGCGCCCGGACCACAATCCAACGGTATGCGTCGGTTCGTCGATGCGCAACGGAAAAGGCGGAAGATCCCCCTCCCGCTCATCCCTGCGCCGAACGTGTTGAAAAGTCAATGCGACGTTCACGGGTTCGTATAGGTTGTGCCAGGGGCTCTCTTCAAGCCGATAGTTCGGGCTCAAGACGTAGCTGTCGCCGAGGTACTGCTTCGCTTCGGTCAGAGTCATCTGTTGTTCACCACGAGCCGAAGCTTTGTCAACCTTTTCGATGGAGTTTGCTTAACCACTACTACGCCATGAGGAAGTCGCAACAGTTTGGCTCGAAGACGCGCGGCCTTGCGGCTGATTCCACAGCCAGAGCACGTATCCGAGTACTGTCCTGGCACACCGGTCGCCCAAGAGTGCGGCCCTTCGCTGAACCAAGACGGGCACGGATCAAGATATTTCGGCATCCGCTATCTCCCGCCGAAACTCCGCCCCGCGCCGTTCTCCGATCCGCCGCTCCTCGCCGTCCCATTCGCCGAAGAGGACGATGACCATCGGACGCATCGAGCCGTCTTCGCGCTGCGCATGTGAGAGCCTCGCCCGGTGGCAGCGGCCGACGCGGGATAGCTGGTTGAAGGCGCGGATGTCCCAGGCGTCGATGCTCTGCGTGTAGCGGACGTGCTGCTGATGCGGCAGGCGGGCGACTTGCGGCAGGTACGCGGCCCAGTCGTCTGAGCCGGCTTCGATCGCGGTGGTGACGGCAGCGACGATCACGCCAGCTCTCCGCGTTGCGCCTTCGCGCACTTGCGCAGATCGGCGAGCGCGCCTTCGGTCGAATCGAAGAACCACGGCGCCGGGCGACCTGGACGGGATGCCTCATAGATCAGCGTGCCGGCCACATTCGGCCCGAGCTTATCCTGTAGCGCCTTGCCCTTCTCGCCGCCAAAATGGATCGCCCAGCCGGCGCGGCAGTGGGTCGTGCCACACCATCCGCC